CAACCAAAGGCCGCGTCACACGGGCTTACCCTAACTGCCGCAGACACAATTATTTGGTACGCGCCGGTTACAAGCGTCGAAACATATTTACAATTCAATGCTCGAATTGATAGGCCAAGCCAAGTGAACAACATGACTGTTGTGCACATTAGTGGAAGCCCTATTGAAGCGAAGATGTACTCAGTGCTACAAAACAATATTGGTAATCACCAAAAAATAATTGATCTTTATCGTCAAGAAATTTCATCAGAAGACTTGACAGTGTAAAGTTTCATGGTAAAATAACAAGACATCAACAAGAAAAGGAATTTATTATGGACGATCAAGTTCAGGGAGAACAACCCTCTTTACCCCTCGATAAACTTACTAGCATTTACATCAAGATGCGAGATAAGCGCACCCAAATGAAAAAAGAATGGGAGGCCGAGGATCAAATCATCGCAGAGCAAATGAATGTTATTGAAGCGACCATGCTTGATAAATGCAAGGAGATGAACGCTGATAGCATCAAGACCAAAAACGGCACAATCATACGTTCGGTAAAGTCACGGTATTGGACGAATGATTGGGATTCCATGTATCAGTTCATTCGTGAGCATGATGCGTATGGCCTGTTAGAGAAACGAATTCAACAAACAAATATGAAAGAGTTTCTACAAGAGAATCCAAACGTTCTCCCCGCTGGTCTCAATGTGGAGAGCAATTATTCCGTGGTTGTTAGACGTTCTAAGGAAATTTGAAAAATGAGCAACATTACGATACTCAATCAAGACTTACCCGACTTTCTCCAAACTGCCGGTGTCAGTCCACTTACAAAACAATTGGCCGGTAAGACCGGTGTAAAACGAATTGTTCCTAAAAATGGAATCTTTCGCAAGGTAGTCGGTGGCGAAGAGATGGGCAAGGTCAAGGGCAACCTTAACGCCATCATCGTTAACGCCTCTCCTAGTGTTGGTCGTATTTTCTACGCAAAGCAATGGTCACCCGAAGCCGAGCCTACTGCGCCCGACTGCTTCTCTAACGATGGACGTACACCTGATGCAGGTGCAACAGAGCCTCAAGCCGAGAGATGCGATACTTGCCCACAAAACATCAAAGGTTCAGGCATGGGTAACTCCAAGGCTTGCCGTTACACAAGACGTTTGGCCGTGGTGCTTGAAGAAGATTTCGGCACACCATTGCAAGGCGAAGTGTATCAAATGAACTTGGCATCCAAGTCTTTGTTTGGTGATAGCGTTGGCGACAATACGCACACGTTTGAAAACTACACCAAGTATTTGGCCAACAATGGCAAGAGCTTGGACTATGTGGTTACACAAATGTCTTTCAACGAGGACAATGACAATCAGTCTGTGCTATTCACACCCACACGTTTTGTGAATAAGAGCGAATACACAGTGACTAGCGAGCTGTCAGGCAAGCCTGAGTTGCAAAAACTTGTGCTGATGACACCTTACCAAGCTGATGTTTCAGGCCGTGCTCCCAAGTTGGAAGCGCCCAAGCCAAAAGTACCAGTTCTTAACGATCCCATCGAAGAGCCTGTTAAGCGTGAAAAGAAAGCCGAGCCAAAACCCACACCCAAGCATGATCTTGAGTCTGTGGTGAAGGCATGGAGTGACGAGGAGTAAACATGAGCTTTGGTTACAGTCAGAGTTTGGTGTTCGCCAATAAACAGGCAGACTCTAAACTTATCGGCGTAGCTTTAGGGCGCATGTGCATCCAACTCAATATCAGTGTGCGGGACGTGGCCGATACCTTTGGTGTTAGCCGTGTCACCGTATACAGTTGGTTCACGGGGGCATCAACCCCCCGAGCCGATGTTGCTAAGTATATTGAGAGCTACATACGTCTAAACAAGAACAAACGCAAATTGAAATAACATGTCCAACTTTGACCTACTTGACACTGTGTTGCCGACACAAGGGCGATACTGTGTGATTGGGATCGGACGCTACCCAGATCAACGTTTTGCAAATACCAGAGAAGAGGCACAAGAACTAATAGATCATTTCGTCAAGCATAAGATTGATGCTTATTTTGGTTGCGCCAAGTATGGTGACTTAAATAATCGTAAGCATGAAAATGCCAAATACTTTCGGGCTTTATGGATTGATATTGATTGTGGGCCAACCAAGGGTGTACCCGATGAAAAGGGCATCATCAAAGGTTATCTCACTCAAGAATTAGGACTGGCCAAATTTCAGGAGTTTTGTAAAGCAGTCGGGTTGCCCAAACCCATAATAATCAATTCCGGCTATGGCATCCATGCCTACTGGTTATTGGAAGAAACAATCTCCCGCCGTGAGTGGGAGCCGTTATCTGAACGATTGGAACAACTCTGCAAAGAGCAAGGTTTGATCGTTGACTCATCTGTGTTTGAGGCATCAAGGGTTTTAAGGCCAGTCGGTTCTTTTAACTTTAAGCAAGCCGAGGCTAAAGAAGTCACGGTGATGAATGAAAAAACACCAAGGCTTACATTTGCTCAATGGAAAGAATTGCTAGGTGCAAGTGCTCCCAAGCCCGAAGCGCCTGAGTTTATTCCATACAAGCTAAGTCCCATGATGGAGACGCTGATGGCCAACAAGGTCAAGCGGTTCAAGAACATCATGATCAAGTCGGCAACTGGAAATGGATGCGCTCAGCTCTTGCATTGTTTTAATAACCAAGAGGAAGTTGGTTACGATCTTTGGCGCAGCGCGTTGTCGATTACTGCTTTTTGCGTAGATGGAGATAAGTCGGCCCATAAAATTTCAGAAAAGCACCCCAACTATGACCCCATCATGGTTAACAGAAAGCTAGAAGATTTGCGTGGGACAGGTGGCCCACATCATTGCGTAACGTTTGAGAAGTGGAATCCCACAGGTTGTGAAGGTTGTGTACATAAAGGCTCGATCAAGTCCCCGATTGTGTTGGGGCTTGACATAGAAGAAGCCGACGATAACGAAGTTGAAGTAGAAAACAAAGAAGGAAAAATAGAGAAATACCAAATTCCCGATTATCCATTTCCATTTTTCAGAGGAAAAAATGGTGGAGTCTACAAGCGTCCGCCCGATGATGGCGATGAGGCTGACCCAGCGATGGTATATGAGCACGACTTTTATTTAGTCAAGCGCATGCGTGACCCTGAGACCGGAGAGGTGGCCCTCTTTCGCTTGCACCTACCAAGAGACGGTGTAAGAGAGTTTGCATTACCGGCAACAACAGTTTGCTCTAAAGATGCATTGCGATCAGCATTGGCTCAGCATGGCGTGATCACTTACAAGGGGCAGTACGACAACTTGGCAACGTATGTTGTCATGTCATTAAAAAACCTACAATTTGAAAAGAAGGCAGAGACTATGAGAACACAGTTTGGTTGGGTTGATAAGGATAGCAAGTTTATCCTTGGCGATAGAGAAATAACAAAGGATGGCGTGTTTTATAGCCCGCCATCTAGCACTACAAAAGATATCGCCGACAAGCTTGTCACAACAGGATCATTTGAAAAATGGAAAGAAGTATTTAATCTTTACGCACTTCCCGGTCTTGAGCCCCATGCATTTGCGGCATTGACTGCGTTTGGTTCGCCCTTGCTCAAGTTCACAGGCTTGGAAGGCGCGATCATTAATTTGATTCACCCCGAATCAGGGTCAGGCAAATCTACTGTTTTGTACATGTGCAATAGCGTGTCGGGTGAGCCCAAAGACCTAACGTCCATGTTCAAGGACACGTTCAATGCCAAGATACATCAGCTTGGCGTGATGAATAATCTAGCCAATACCATAGATGAGATTACAAATATGTCAGGTATGGAGTTTTCCGACTTGGCTTACAGTATTTCTCAGGGTAGGGGCAAGAACAAGATGCATGGGCAAACCAATACGCTACGTGTCAATAACACCAAATGGCAGGGCATCACCCTTTGCTCATCCAACGCCAGCTTTTACGAGAAGTTAGGGGTATCAAAGAACTCACCCGACGGCGAATCAATGCGATTGCTTGAGTACCGTATTGACCCCAACAATATCATTGCGGTGGACGTAGGTAAACAGATGTTTGACCATCAGCTCAGAGAAAACTTTGGGCATGCAATGGAAATTTACGCTCAACACTTGGTCAATAACTTGGAAGATTCAGTTGCATTGATGCGCAAAATCCAAGCAAGGATTGATAGAGAAGTGCAGTTCAGCGCCAAGGAACGGTTTTGGTCAGCAGTTGCTGCTTGCAACATAGCCGGTGGGTTGATATCTGGAGAGTTGCTCAACCTCCACGACTACGACATGAAGAGGATTTATGAGTGGCTGAAAGGCATGCTTGGTGAGATGCGTTATGAAGTCAAGCCCCCACAATCAACACCTGTGACTGTGATTGGTGAATTTATCAATAGCCATATCCATAATACTTTAGTCGTAAACGGTGAAGTTGATGCACGTAGCCAGTTGGTTTCATTGCCAACTCTGGAACCCAAGGGAGAGTTGCTCATACGTTACGAGCCAGATACTAAAGAACTCTTTATCACTGCAAAACAATTTAAAGACTTCTGTGTACGTCAGCAGATCAATTATAAAACCACATTGAAAGAATTGACCAAGATTGGTGTGTTCAAAGAAGCAGTCAATAAGCGCATGTCCAAAGGCATGAAGGTTGCCGCACCCGCCGTACGAGCGTTAAAGTTTGATGCTTCTACTTCTGAGTTTTTACAAATGGACGTACAGTTAAAACAAGATGAAGATAGAGTCAGTGAGTTATCGGATTAACTGGAGCAAATTCAGAAAAGGGTATTCATTTTTCGTACCCTGTATCAATACCAAAGAGGCTAGAGAAGCTTTGGATATTGTTACAAAACGCTTGAAGATCAACGTGGTTTCAAAATGTGTCGTTGAGGAAGGCGTAAAGGGGTTGCGTGTTTGGAGGGTTTGAGTTATAATCAAACCGTTAGCTGATGCAGTTGCTAACTTTCTCTTGTTAAATTCCTTTTCTTTCTATTTGACCCCCCGCCTGTGTGCGGGGGTTTTTTTATTGCCCTTGCAATTCTTCAAGAGACATTTCTTTAGCGGGCTGATGTTTTGCACGGTCTTCAATAATAGCTTGGCGTGATGGACGAATTGCCTCTCCAAATATGGGGAATGTGCGTTTATCAAGCGATACACCCATCTGAGACTTACCGCGTTGAGCCGCTTTGGATTGCAATGACTTAGCAATTTCAGAGCCCTTGATTGCTTTTGTGGGGTGTTGGCTATTGAACTTGCCCATTAATTGCAAAGCTTTTTGGAACTCGGGCTGATCATTTTCCATCTCAGCACGATTAATCCTATCCATAATTTGTTGACGTTCGTTGTCAATCTTTTGATTGAGGCCGATTACTTTAAAGTTGACGTATTGCGCATTCGCTAATAGATCAGGACGGAAACCGACAGCTTGGAAGATAATCCTTCCAGTTGTGACATTATCCCTAGACAATATTTCTGCGCCTTTGTTATCTTTGGAACCTTCCTTCCACAATTCATATGCAGTAGCATAGTTGCGGAAACCAGCGGGAGCCACTTTGTGTAGAGCTTTCTTGTAATCCCCAAGCATGTATGCTTCATAGGCTTCTGCAAAAGATAGAACCATGTTAGCGGCAGGGCCAGCTTTATCCAAAGCCATGGCCATTGCACTATCTTTAATAGTCTTTTCCTCCTTACTCTCCCGGAAGAACAAGTTATTGAAACTAACACGGCTAGAGACATCAGAGCCTGTAATGTAATTGGCCAGCCCACGATCAACAATGTTGTAGACGGCATCGCCTAAATCATGACCACCAATCTGCATATCGCCGAGTAACTTCTTCATCTCTACGGTGCGGAACCAGAACCAAAAGTCAAGATTCTTAAGCTCATCAGGCCAGTCATCATCTTTGAGTGCATCCCATGCGGCGCTGAGTGCACCAAGCATAGCACTGAATACCCAAGGCATAGCGGCTACACCACCTAGAATTAACGTCGTACCCATAGCACCAAAGAACTTTTTAGCCGCTTCTGCACGGGTATGGCCATCCATGGGCTTGATCATCTCTTTAAAATTCTTAAGTAGGAACAGAGTTACATGGATGGGGTACATCATGAACTGAGTCAAAACTTTACCAACTGCACCCTTCATAAACCTTGGGCGGTTGTATGCATTTTGGTTACCTAGGGCTTCGTTGACATCATGAACTGTTTCTTGAACTGCACGATCCTCTGCTTCATCAGATGTGAGGCCATCTTTGATGAACTTTGCATAG